CGTATCCGTATCTCTAGCAACGGTGTTAGACGGTTTACAGGATTTATTCAAGACTGGGACTTCAACTATGAAGAATCAGGGTTTGACGGTACAGCTACATTGACAGCGTTAGACATGATTTATCGGGTAAGCAACGCTTCTTTCACTGGTGGCACTGCTTGGCAGGTTGAGAGCACTTCTGACCGTATCAAGACTGTGATGAACTACAACGGTTTTGCAGCTGTGGAGTATGGTGGCGTTCGTGGTGGGCAGACTTTGCTTGGCTATGACGTAAATAACCCTGGCGATAACGTTTTGAGTTATCTACAGAATGTGGCTAGAAGTGAACCTGCAGATTTCTTCAGCAACGCTTCAGCCGTTATGCAGCTCAAAGATCGTAGTTTCACTAACTATGCGTGGACTAACAGTATGCGATACAACTTTGTTGCTTACCCTGCTACAGCCACGCTTATCAGTAACGATAACTTGTTTACAGGCTGGAGTTTGATAGGTTCACCTACTACAGCGATTTCTAGCTTGTATGGTGGACAGTTGTGGCGTGGTGGAACTGTTGTTGACCCTGATGTCCCTGCAGATTCTATTGTTGGATTTGAATACAAAGACATCAACCCTGGCAGATACAACGAAACAGGTTTGACCTACACTTTTGCAGGTTCGCTTCGTGGGGTAAGCGGTACATACAACATCAGTGCGTTTCTGCTTGATAACACTGGGGCTGTAACTGATTCAACTGCGATAACGGTTTCTTCAACTGCAACAACTCAATGGGTGAACTATCAGACATCCCTTACAGCTGCAGGTTCTAGCGTGGGTGGAGTTCAGTTTGTCGCTAACGTTACTGGTGGAACAAGTTTCACTGTGTATGGTGATGGTTTTATTGTTGAGCCTGCAGGCACTAGCGTGAACTATTTTGACGGAACTTATAACCCTTATACTTCTTCGGCTTCAACAGCGTATGAAGTTGCTTGGAGTGGCGATGTTTATGCAAGTCAGTCAGGTTTACTAACTAGCGTTTCTTCAGCGATAACTGCCCCTACAGTCCTAACTTTTGCTGATGCGAACAGCCAGGGGACAGCCTACGGTAACGGTACAGGTATTCCTTTCACTGATCTAGAAGTTGTTTATGCTTCAGAGCAGTTGTATAACAAAGTGCAGGTTGTAGGTGTAAATGCTACGGCTGTGGTTGAAGATACTGCTAGTCAGTTGCTTTATGGGTTGCGTGGGTACGGTCAGACAGATAACTTGACTACTTCTACAACTAAGCCTGCAGAGATTGCTGCGGCGTTTCTAGGTGAGTTTAGGTTGCCTGAGTATCGTGCTAATCAGTTGACTATTGCTTTAGAGTCTTTAGGTTCAGCGGTACAAACATCTGTTTTGGGTATTGAGATTCGTGATGTGGTTAGGGTTTGTTTTCAACCGTCAGCTCAGGGCGGTGTTGTAGATAAGTATTATCAGGTGCTCGGTGTAAACGCTAACGTTGATGTTGAGCGTGATGCTGTAACCCTAAATCTTGCTTCGTTAGATAACTTATCTTTCCGTCTTGACTCGCCTTATCTTGGTGTCTTGGACACAGGTATTTTGGCATAGTAAAATAAGGGTTTAGGAGAATAATTATGGCTGCAACTAAAGTGTTTACTATTGGCGAAGTTTTGACTGCTAGTGATCTAAATGGCAACTTTTCTAAACTACCTTTTGCTAGTGCAGGGTTTACTTATACTCAGGTGGCAACTATTGCTGTGAACAGCATCGCTACTACGGCTGTTGTGTTTCCTGCAGGGCGTTTCAGTGTTGCTCCCCTTGTAACTGTGTCTTCTAGTGACCAAATGTTGACTGCTTACGTGTCTGCGATTACTGCAGGTACAGCAACTATTGGGCTTAGGAATAATGGTTCAGGCACTTCGGCTGCTTCAGCGATTGTTACAGGGTTTGCTGTGCAGATGACTTCTGGAACAGCTGCAGGCTAAAGGGGATGATTATGATTACTTGTAAAACTGTTGGTTGCCCTATGGGTGATGAGAAGCACACTCCACATCCTGACGGTATTCCTGTTGTGTGTTGTTTCTGTGCTCAGGAGTTGACTGCAGAATGAGTGAGCCTACGAAGCCTACTAATCAGACTTTGTTGTTGCAGATTGTTCGTGACATAGAGATTTTGAAGGCACAGAGTATTCAGATTCTGGATGCTTCACGTGATCATGAAGCAAGGATTAGAGAGTTAGAGAAGCACATCAACCGTAATGCTTGGCTTCCTGCATTGGTTACAGCTGTTATCACTTCAGGCGTTATTTTGGTTGTTACGAAAGGTTTAGGGCTATAAATGATAAATCCAGGCACATATAACATCACTGCTTATCAGGGTGCTAACTTTGACCGTACCTTTACGATTAGTCAGGGTGGCACAGCGTTGAACCTTACTGGGTACACTTCTGCCATGCAGGTTCGTGAAGCAGCCGATTCAACAGCAACACTTCTATCTTTGTCAACAGGTGGTTCAGGTATCGTGTTGGGTGGCACTGCAGGCACTATTGCTGTAGCTGTAACTTCAACACAATCAGCTGCTATCCCTGCAGGTTCTTTCGCCTACGATTTGGAGATAACTTCTTCAGGTGGTGAAGTTACTAGACTTTTACAGGGTTCATTCAACGTTCAAGGGAATGTTACTAGATGAGTGATGTAGTTGTTAGCGTTGTTGAGTCTGAAACTAATGTTGTTGTTTCGGAGCAAGATGTTGCTGTTGATGTAACTGAGAACGTTGTGCAGGTCAGTGTTTCTACTGCAGGTATTCAAGGTGCACCAGGGGCTAACAATGATCCTACTTATGTGACTGTTCGCAACGCTACAGGTGCAACACTTGCTAAGGGAACTATTGTTTACATCTCTGGGGCTAACGGAAACAATGTTCAAGTAACTCCTGCTATTGCAACTTCAGATGCTACTTCTGCAAGAACTCTAGGCTGGTTGAGTCAGAGTATTCCTAATAATGGCTCTGGTTTGTGTATGGTTGAAGGCTATCTTGAAGGGCTAAACACTCAAGGTTTCACTGCAGGTGCTCAACTGTATCTATCTGGCACTACTGCAGGTGCTTTCACTGAAACTAAACCCCAAGCCCCAATCCATCTCGTTTATGTAGGTGTTGTAACTAAGGTTTCTTCAGGTGATGGCCATGTTTTCGTTAAGGTTCAGAACGGTTATGAACTTGGTGAGCTTCACGATGTTCTTATTGTTAGCCCTACAAACAATCAGGTTTTAGCATACGATTCTGCAACACAACTTTGGAAGAACGCAACAAACGCCCCTGACGGTGTTACAAGCATCACTGCTACTGCACCCCTAACTGGTGGCACTATCACTTCAACAGGATCTATCGGGCTAAATCAATCTCTACTAAGCATCACTAAATCTCAGGTTTCAGACTTTACTTCTGGCACAGTAACTTCTGCTTCAACAGCACAACAGGCAGGAACAGCCGTTTATGCTGTCAACTCTGGTACAGCCGTATTTGCAACAACTTCAGGAACATCAACAACAATCTCAGGCACTATCACTAAGAGCCAGGTAACTGACTTCACTTCAGGCACTGTAGCAAGTGCAGGCACAGCACAGCAATCAGGTACGGCTGTTTATTCGGTCAACTCAGGCACTGCAGTTTATGCAACAACTTCAGGCACAGCTGTAACCATTTCAGGTGACATCACTAAATCTCAGGTCAGTGACTTTACTTCGGGAACTGTCACATCTGCAAGCACTGCACAACAATCAGGAACAGCTGTATTTGCTAACACTTCAGGTACAGCAACATTTGCGACAACATCAGGCACTGCAACTTATGCGACAAACTCTGGCACAGCAGTATTCGCAACAAATGCAGGAACTGCCGTAGGTGTGTCAGGTTCAGCAATTACCCAGTCACAAGTAGTCAACCTAGTAAGCGATCTAGCGAACACAGCCAAACTAAACACAGCAAACACATTCAGCGTGGGTGGTCATGTTGTAAACAATTCAGGCACAACTGTTATTCCACTTATTTTGCGTGGAGTTGCCAGCCAGACTTCTAACATGATTGAGATTCAAGATGAAGGTTTTGGAACTTACGCTTCTATAAGCAAATTTGGAACAACTCGTTTGGGTGGTTCGGTCATGTCTGGTGGCCGTCTAATGGTGCAAGCTGGTGGTGCTTTAGTTGGTTTGCAGGTGCGTGATGGTGGTACAGGTGCAAATATTGCTGAGTTTCAATCTAGTGCAGGTACAGTTTTGCATAGCATCAACTCTGCTGGTTTGGTCAATGGCACTAGAGCACACACAATTATCCAAACTAACGCTGGTGAATACCTTATGCGTTTACGTGGTGCAGCAGGTCAATCAGCAGACTTGTTACAGCTACAGAACTCTGCAGGTGGCAACCTATTTACTGTGCGAAGCGATGCACAAATTACAACAGTTGCAGGAATCAACGCAACAGGGCTATCTCTAAACAGTTTCGGTGGTAACGCTGTAGCAAGCAGAATCGTGCACATCACAACTTCTAACGGTGCTTTGATTCCCCTAAATGTTCGTGGTGCTTCAGGTCAATCAGGCAACCTGCAACAGTGGGAAGATAACTCTGCAAACGTTTTAGCAAGTGTTAGCAGCACAGGTTCGCTTCTAATCAACAGCAACAACAACACTGTCGGTTTACAGTTCCCAGCATCAACAGGTGTCAATCAGATTACTGCAAACGTAAACGATTTGAACATTAGACCACGTTTTGACACTATTATTGGCCCTGCAGATTCTTCAGGAAGACTAAGACCTGCTAACGACAACACAAGTGATTTAGGTATTTCATCAACTCGTTGGAGAAACATCTGGAGTTCAGGCTTAAATGTCATCAACTCTACTGCAGGTAACGTTGTTGCTACCATTCGTGGTGCTTCAGGTCAATCGGTCGATCTGTTACAACTACAGAACTCAGCTGGAACGAATCAGTTTAGAGTTGATCAGGGTGGCATGACCGTCACTAATAGCCTTGGTGTTGCAGGTAGCCCTTCAGGTATTAGTTATGCGTATTTCACTACGCCTGCAGCTAACGCTGTGCCTGTTGTTGTTCGTGGTGCTGCGAGTCAATCGGCTAACTTGCAGGAATGGCAAAATAGCGGCGGAACAGCAATAGCGTTGGTTGGATCTACTGGAAACATTAGAACACCTGCTCTACTTAGCACAGATAACTTGAACGCTATAACTTTTGGTGCAACAAGGAATATCCAGTTTGGTTCCGCTACTCAGTCTTTTGGTGGTGGTGAAGTGGTTATCGGTATTCGTAACGCAACTACTGTTCCAACATCTAACCCGACGTCTGGCGGTATCTTGTATGTTGAATCAGGTGCACTGAAATATCGTGGCTCATCAGGTACTATTACTACTATCGCAAACGCATAAGGAAAATAAATGACTTTCAACGTATCTCCAGAAGTAAAGGCTCAACTACTAACCGAGAGAATCAACTCTTTGAATCTCGAAGGTTATCAGAATGAACTAAACCTAAAGTCTGCCGAAGCATTGGGCAATCAAGAAGTTATAGATCAGGCACAGGCTAACATCACTGTTATTCAGTCTGCTATTGCAGTTCATGAAGCAGAGCTAGCAGATTTAGCGTAATAAAGGCTTTGATAAACTTAGTCCATGACTAAGTATGTTGAACCTTTTAGCCCGAAACTTCGTAACGATGAGTTCGGCAATCTAGCCCCATACCGTAACGGCAGGCCACACAGGGGACAAGACTGGAGTCCAAAAGAGTTATCACCTATCAAGGCAAGTGCAACAGGTACAGTGTTTGCTTCAGAATGGTCAGATGTCTTGGGCTGGTATGTTACTTATTCTGCAGTCCTAACAGACAATAAGGGTAAAGTGCATAACGTCTTTATTCAAGATGCTCACCTGGCAAAGAAATCAGATCTAGTCAAGGGTGACAAAGTTGTTGCAGGCGTAACAGTTATAGGCAAAGTTGGTGGGGGTAAATACAAGTCAGGTTCAGCTTCAACAGGTGCTCACTTACATCAAACAATAGGCAAAGCAAACAAGTCATGGTCAAATCCTGATGTGCATTTAGCCCCTTACAAGAACCTACTCAACCCACTAAGTTTCGTATAAAGGAAATCATGAAGAACACAATTCAGACACGTATCAAAGCTGTAGCAGACGTACTTGCAATCCTTGCTTGGCGTGGATTCGGCATCTTCTTGTTTATCTTGGGTGGTTCGGCTGGTGTAGGTGCAGCTCTAACAGGTAACTGGTTGGATGGTGTGATTATTGCTTGGGGAACACTCATGATCGGTGTTATCGGGGCTATCGGTTACGCTATCGCAACTACAGGCACAGTCACTAAGGCTGATGTTGCTAAGGCTTCTAACGATGCTATTCAAAAAGCAGAGAAACAAGCCGAAAACAAGAAATAAGCGTTTCAGCGTATAGATACTCGTTTTATAGGTCTAAAACGCTTCTAGGGGCGTTCTAGGGCTTATTTGACCCTAATCTAACTCATACCGTCTGATTTGTTTACGCTGTTGGGGCGTACTTCCACCCCAGATACCGTATTCTTCAAACATCCCCACTTTTAGGCACTTCGCCATGACTGGGCAACGCATACAGATTTCCCTTGCCGTTTCTATTGTTTCGTTTCTTATTCGGGGATGCGTGTTCGGGGCAAAATCTTCAGGAAAGAAAATCTCTGGCACTTGCTCACACTCTACGCCCCCTAAATCTGTTATAGCTTCATGCAGATCTAAAGTAATACGATTTAGAAACAGTTTGTCAGTGGTCATACATAAACTCTAGGTATGAGTAAAGACAAAATACAGCAAATCCTTGAAACTGCTAACAGTTTAGGTACATTCGCAAATCAGTCCCCAGAATGGTATGCCCTTCGTAATCAGCCTGGAGTTATCTCAGGTTCAGAAATCGGCACTATTCTTGGGCTGTCACCTTGGACTTCAGCAATTACTTTGTGGGCAGAAAAGACAGGGAAACTTGAACGCTCTGTCACGCCTAATACTGCGATGCGTTTAGGAACACTTGTTGAACCTGCAATCCGTCAGCTGTATGAAGAATCACATCCTGAACATACTGTTGTTGAAGTTGGCACTTACGCTGCAAAGGATGCTGAGTGGATGCACGCTAACCCTGATGCAGTTTGCCTAGACGAAAATGGTCAAGGCTACATTCTTGAAATCAAACACACTGCAACCTATTGGGATGCTATTCCTGAAAACTATAAGGCTCAAGTGTTTTGGTATATGCACGTCTTTGGTTTGAAGAAAGCAGTCTTTGCTGTAGTCAATGCAGGCCGTTACAAAGAATACGAACTGCTTTGGGATGACTTTGAATGGGATGCGATACTTCAACAGGTCACCAAGTTTAGATCGTATGTCTTAGACAACATTCAGCCTGACTGGGATGGCAGTGAGTCAACTTACGAAACTGTTAGACAGCTTGCCCCTGGCATTGAAGCACGTGATGAAGAACTAGGGCAGTTAGGTATTGAACTAATCAACGCTCAAACAGACTTTGATGCAGCTGAAACACATCTGCGAGAAATGAAGTCACGTGTTATCGGTGCGTTGAACGGTGCAAAGAATGGCACTGTTGACGGTCAAATCGTAGCAACACTAAGTCAAAGAGCAGGGAACGCCCCTTATCTAACAATCAAGAAAGCAAAAGCATGAAAATAACTGATGTAAAAGGACTAACTGTAGGCAACAAGATAGCCATAGTTATTCATAACGACAAACGCAAAAGCACCGAAGTTTCAG